TTCAGTTAATCCTACAACTTGCGACGCTATTAACTCGCTTCTTGCTTGCCTTCTATCAAGTAAATTGATTTTAACATTTCTTGCAATAATAATCCACTCTGGCAAAGCTTTTTGATTCTCGAATTTTAATTCTTCTTGCCTTATTGCTAAATCGATTTTTTTTGCGTTTGTTTCTGCGATATATCTTGCTTGCTGTTCGCTTTGATTTGCAATAAAGAATGTTGATGACTCTCTAAATTGTGTATTTATTTCTTTTAACTTATCTTTAACATTCGGATCAGTGATTTCTTTTATTTCAAAATCTACGCCAAAATTTAAACCTTTTTTTTGTAAATCATCACGCAAACTAAAACCAAATTCTCTTACGGTTTTACGCATAGTGTCCCTAATTTCTTTTAGAAATTCAGGATAATAATTATTTGCTAATTCTTTTGCGTTTATAGTTCCATTTTTGCGGTAAATGCTCTCCGCATCATTTGCCATATTTCTAAAAATAACTCGCAAATCAGGAATCGCATTAGCTTCTAATTTACGCTTGCGGACATCAATTTCCATAGAATTCTTTTGCTTTTAATTCGATATAATCATTATTGTAAAGCTTTCCGCCATCCTGCTTTTGTTGAGCTTTCATAATCTTAATAAATTCGCTTTTAGCAACTGGCTTGTCTCTATTATCTTCAGTGTAATTATCTGTACCTGCAACGATTAAATTTGCTGGTCGATAAATAATATCACCGCCATCAATTGCTTCAAAGCCTGTAATGCTTCTAATTTCATTATCTGTGTATTTGCCAATTTGACTTAAAGTTTTAGCATTTTCATATTTTCTAGATTCTAATGCTTCGATTGATGATTCATCGTAATAGAACTCTAAGCCTTCAGCATTTGGATATCTTGATAATAATTTTACTGATAAAAATTTTAATATTCTTTTTAGGACTGGCAAAACCGCATTATCATAAAATAAAAATTTAGAAGCGTCCATATTCGCAAAGCTCATATTGTCGGGGCTAATCATCGGAAGTGGTATTTTAACCGCTGAATAACAAGCCTCTGCAACTGATTTTTTAAGGTTTTGAAAATCCATATCTTTTGTTGATTCTGATAATTGAATCCAATTAAAATCACCGCCTAAAAATGCTGGCTCTCCTGCGTTTTTAGCTCCACTTAACTTACTTTTAATTGTATTTTTTAAGCCGTCAACTTGCTCTTGGCTTAAATCATTATTGCCTTTGTAAGTAATAATCCCGCTCGGTCTCGCTTGGTTTTTTAATAACGAATAATTATGAATACTCGACAAAATATATTGTTGTATTTCTAGTTGACAACCCGCAAACGCTGATATTCCTATAAGATTTGATGATGAAAATTTTGGATTATAACTTCTTAAATGAATTAATTCGTTTCTTTGTTTATCAATAAATCTTTTAGCTAAATCTCTTACATAAATTCGACTGTAAGCTGTTGCATTCCAATTGTATTCGCCTGCATAGCCATCTTTATAATCTGAAATTATAGTTATATCCTGCGGGTTTATAGAGTTTAATTCTACTGGCTTTTGTTCGCCAATTATATTTACATAAGTGTTGCCAGTCAATTGATATGACGAAGCCAGTTCTTGCATAAATAATTGACCATCAACAAATGGATTAGGATTTTTTAGAAGCTTTAGAGCGTCATGTTCATAAATAAAATCACCGTTTGTTTTATTTTTTAAAACAATATCAATTGAGCCAATAGCCTCGGCAATCATCTTTGTTGCTGTAAAAATTGGACAGGCTTCTAAATAGAAACTAATAAATTCATTAGGGCTGGTTGTGGTTGAGTAATTATTATCTCGACCTAGAAAATAATTAAAGAATTTTTGTTCGCTTTTTTTTTGTTTAAAGAAATTCCAATTCATTGTAAAAAATTTGATTTTATTTTTAATAATAACTTTTATTTATAAAAAATAAACACTAAAAACAATGCTTCTAGAAGCTTACAATTTGCTTTTTTTCAAACAATGCAATTTTACAACCATCAATAACAGTATCCACAAAATCATCATTTGTTGAATTGTTAAAAGATAATAACTCTTCCACCAAATCATTAAATCCTTCAATTTGATTATTAAATATAACATTAGGACTTGTCATATTTAGACAAGGTATAATATTATTTGCTCTCATAACCTTATCGCCATCTCTAGGTAATGTTTGCTTAATCATTTGCTCACTTGGCACTGGTAAGCCATCTTTTCTATATTGTTGCAATAAATAAGTTCCATGAGCCTTATCTTCAATCCAAATATATCTAAATCCATAGCCTAATTTTGGCATAATCCAAGGTCTAATCCAGCCATCGATCTCAACGGCATTTATTTTTTTTCTTTTAGCATCAATTAAATATAATTTTTTATCTAATACGCCCCAATAGCTAAAACAAGTAAAATCATTATGTTGTTTATCTTTATAAGCTAAATCTGCCGTCATAAAAGTATAATCGTATTTTTCGGGCAATATATTTGTAAAAATAAAGCAATCTCTTTTGAATATCGCCCCGCCTGAGATAATCGGAGTTTGTTGATATTGCGATAAAAACATAAACTCGTTTTTTTGCAACTCTTCTAATCTCTCTGGCGTATATTGTGAAGGCAATTGACAAACTCCATCAACCACCAACGGCAATTTAAGTAAATTAAATTTATACTTTGTTAATAAAAAACCCGTTAAATCTTCTAAATGAAGTCTTTGTTGAATATTAACAATTGCAACTTCACTATCATTTAATCGGGATAATAAAGTTTCTTCAAAATATAATTTGACTTTCTCTCTTCTTACTTGTGAATAAATATCAGACGGCTTATTTGCATCATCTATAATTAAACAACCTGAAAATACCTTTGCTCCTCTTTGTCCACATCCAAAGCCTGTAAGTTGTGAACCTATAGATGAGAATAAAACAACCCCGCCTTCCGCTGTTGTTATTTTTCTGCTTGAAAATGTTGGCTTTCCAGTTTCTTCTCGAATATAACTTTGCCAAAACTCATCTATCGGATCAATTTCTTGTTTCTCTTCTTTAGCCCCGTTATCATACATAGCCAAATAAATCGGGTGCGTCAATATATTTGTTAAGTCTCTTGATATATCATTTAATAAGGCTTGGGAGTAGCTGGTATAAATGAAGTTAGATTTTGGATTAAATGCTAAAGTGTAGGCAATAAAATATTTAGCTAATGTGGTTTTTGCCGATCTAGGACAAACATTTATGTTTAATCGCTTTTCTTTTAAATTGTAAACATCTTGATAAGCTTGAAATAATTGAGGATGTAAGCCTTCTTTAATAAACTTCCTACCCTCGATTACCCTAAACATGTATAAAAACCAGCGTTCAAAGCCTTCTTTATGTAAGAGCTGTCCAAAGTATTGGGGGTTTTTAATCTCCATCGATTACTTGATTGATATGTTTTTTATAATTTTCTTTCTCTTCTTTCTCGATATAAACAACTTTTGACTTAACTTCTCCAGAATGCTCAGTTTCTGTTTTTAAACTAAACTCATCTTTTGCTTTTCTTTCAGCATACCATTTAGCAGTCGAAACATCGCCCTCGTTCAACGCTTTATTGATTACAAGGATTGATTTTATTAACGGTTTTTTTTGTAAAGTCTTGCAAAGGTCTAAAAAGCCCGCTTCCTTTTCGCAGTAGGTGTAATATGTTTGTTTTGATATATCAGCCCAAATACAAGCGTTATCAACACTGAATCCTTGTGCAAAACCCTCTTTAAGTTTCTTGACAGTTTCTGGCGTCATAATCGTTGGTCTCCCGTTAGGATTTGGTTCGCTTTTTGGCTTTTTTTTAGTCATTCTTTTCAATAAATTCTTGTTTGCAATCTTCACCATTTCTGGTGATTTTCAAGCTAGGGTCTAGCTTAATCAATCGTTTTATAATCACATCACAATATTTAGGATCCAGCTCCATTCCATAGCAATTTCTTTTTAGTTGGTGCGATGCTACCATTGTTGAACCACTCCCTAAAAACAAATCTAAGACAATATCATTTAATTTACTTGCATCATTAATTGCCTTTTCGCATAAAGGTATCGGCTTCATTGTTGGATGTAATTCGTTTTTTTGAGTTCTTGGTATTTCCCAAATATCCATTCCATTATTTCCACCATAAAAATTATGCTCATTAACCCATCCGTAAAAGATATGTTCACATTTAGACATGTAATCTGAATTACTTAAAGTGTGATTGCCTTTATTCCAAGTAATTAATGACCTAACTTCTAAACCCGTTCTTTTTAAACTTTGAAAGTATTCTCCTAATTTTAATCTATAAAAACAAATATAAAAAGCACCCTTAACAAACAATTGAATATTTGAATTGATTGCATCTAAAAAATCGTCTCCATCTTCTTTTGACATTTTATCATTTTTAATTCCACCGTGTTTAGAATTAAAACTTTTACTACCATCAGCATGCAAACCTCCAGTAAAATCCATTAAATAAGGCGGATCTGTAAATACCATATCTGCCTTCTTACCATCCATTAACTTTGCAACACTATCACTACAAGTGCTATCTCCACACAATAACCTATGCTTTCCAATCTCGTAAAGGTCGCCCAAAACTGTAATAGGCTCGGCTGGTGGCTCTCCATCAAAATCATCTTCTTTAGCCTCTAGCTCTTCCGTTTCTATTAGTGGTATTTCAAGTCCCCATTCTGTCAATTCAAAATCTTCAAATTCATTTGCCAATAAATCCCAATCCCATTGACCAGCAGTATTCGCATTAGCTCTTACCAAAACTTCTTCTTCTTGTTTCGGTGTCAATAATCTATCTGGAACATAAACATCAACTTCAATTTCGCCCATTTGTTGAAGCTTTAAAGTTCTAGCGTGACCGCTTAAAATTGTGCCATCTTGATTAATATTAATTGGTTGCATAAAGCCAATTGAATTAATAGAATTCTCAAGGTCTTTCATTCCTTTTTCGGTAAATTGACGAGGGTTTTTTGGATGTGGTTTTAAATCAGCTAATTTTCTTTTTTCGATTTTCCAAGTTATTCGCTTTTTACTCATTTCTTTTTAAATTTTAACATTTTATTAAAATCATTAATTTCTAGATTAATCATCAACCGTCTTTTCGGTTGCTTATCTTTCCTAGGAATTCTGCATTCAATCTTTGGTTTCCAAACACTATTCTTTAATTGCTCTTTTAAACTAGCAATTTCTTTTTCTTTTGCGATAAATTCGCCAATAGAAATTTCAGACATTTTAATTAAAAAAATATATTATAAATCAAATT